CTCAGTCCTCGCCTTCGTACCCAAATTCAACTTTCCTGCTCTCGGATGTTCCGTCGCAGGCGGGGTTTGTACTTGGAACGCTACTTACAGCGGTGACATGTCTGCTACTCTGCTTAACACGCAGGGTATTAGGGCTCGGCCAACGTCGTATGGTCTTAAAGTTAACAACGTCTTAGGTGCGACAGATTCTGGAGGTCGTATCGTTATCGCTAAATGCGGACCTGTTATTGCTGGTTCTACCACCACTCTGACTCCCAACAGCTTCACTGGTTGGGATGTCCACCCCATGCTTCATGGCGGTGAGTGGCATGCAATAGGTCATCCATTGAGTAGTAACGCTTACGATTTCCGTGCCAATACTGATACCAACACAGCTGCTGGTGACCCTGCATGGGAATGCATCGTCGTCGCAATTCTTGGTAGCAAGGCATCTGTAGCTGCTGCTTATGTTGAGTTGACCCTCAACTACGAGTACGCGGTCGCGGAGGATTCCACCGTCGCACAATTAGCCGTTAGACAACCGATCTATTCAGCACCCATGATAACTGCCATCAATGAAGTTCAGGCTAATAACCCGAATTCTCACAAAAGCGGTCACAATGCGGTCAGGTCGTTTTTCAAACGCGAGGGTAAGAAAGCACTTCTAAAACACGTGATTCCTTTTGTTACCAAAAGGGCGGTGTTGGCCTTAGCATGAGCGGGAGAAGTGGTGGTCTAGCAGACGTTAATTGCGAGGGTAGTAACCTGATAACTTCGTAGTTCACTCCCTAGTGGTTTGTACTACATAAGGAAATTTGCAACGCAAGTAAGTAACGAAAGTCATTGGAATAATGGTCGTAAACGCGCCGGAGGTAGGAGCCTATGGAGGGTAGAGCCTTAAATGAGCTCGAGAGTAAGTAGTGTCTAAACGAAACCGGTTCCCGATCACCTAAGAAAATAGTTAGTTGAACGTCGCGCATCTGGGCCCTTATGTAGAATATCGAGTCCACTGGCCGAATGAAGAG